GCGAAACTGCTCGGTCCAAGCCTCAGGTTCTGCCCAATTGACCAGATAGGATCGCACCGTGGCACCATCGAACCAGCCCGCAAGGATTTCGGCCTCGGTGATCGCCGCGTCACTCAACGCGCCGACAGCTTCTGAATTGTCGACCGACAGCCCCGTCGTCTGCTGCAGGGCGCGCGCGGTCATACCGGTGTCGGCCCGACAGGCCACCCCATCGACAGTCAGGTCGCGGTCGTGGTCGGTGAACCCCATCACCGTGCCGTCACGCCGCAGCACGGTCCAGGCGCGGCAAACCGTTGTCGATCCGGTCGCAAGCAGCGCGAAAAGTGCGGCGCGCGTCATAGCCGGATCTCCACGATCGGAACCGATGGAACGTCGCCTGCCTGAAACGACGCGACCGAGGTCTGAACAGTGTCGGCATCAAAACGCACCGGCACGTCGAACTCGAACCCAGCCGAAATCCTCGTGCCAAGCTCTGGCGGCAAGGTAAAACTGACCTCACCCGTATCTGCATTCAGACTGAACTCAAGCCCCTCGATCTTAGGGTCCTCGGACACCGCCACCACCACCGTCCCGGCAACCGGCTTCCGGATTGGACGGGCATAGGCCTGAAGTCCCGAGACATAGGTTTTTTGCAACTGAAACACGGTTGTCACCCCGTCACCGGTGCCGATCAGTTGATCTCCCGAACCCGGCACTGACAAGGGCGGACTGGATTTGAAGTCCGACCAGTCCTTCCAGCGAAAGCCGTGCAACTGCCCGGACCGGGCCTCGAAGAACGCGATCAGCGTTTCGACATCGTTCAAGGACCGCAAACCGACGCCCGCATCATAGCGGCGGCGCGAATGCGCCCAGGGGGTGTTGCGCTCTTCGAACCCGTTGGCCAGCGTGACGATCTCGGTCCGCCGCTCGGGGCCGCCGACCGAACCGAAGCTCAGGTTCGCCGGAAAGCGTATTTCGTGAAATGCCATGGTTTGTCCTCACCGGTTGCGCTGGCCGCGCGAGAGCGCGCGGGTGACTTGCGCTGCCATCTGGGACTGGCTGCGCTGAAAGCCCTGAACATCGGGCGTCGTGATGTTCATCACCACGTTGACCGACCGCCCGCCGCCTGCCTGTACCCCAAGCCGGCCGTCCGGGCCCCGCGCAAGGGGCATGATCGCCTCCGGTCCCGCTTCGCCCATCAGCCCGCGCCCGCCGCGCATCGGAAAGCTGGTCGGACCGCCGACGATCCCGCCCTTGGCGAACGGCATCACCTTGCCTTGCGAAAACGCCCCCCCGGCCGCAAATGGCATCCCAGCGCCCATCATCGACGAGATACCCTGCGCCAGAAACCCGCCCAACGCTCCGGTTACCGGTTTGATCGCAATGGCATAAATCGTGTCGACAATGGTATTGGCTACCGTCTTCAGGGCGTCATTCAGCTTCATTCCGTCAAAGACCAATCCGTCAAAGGCCTTCCGCAGTCCGCCGCTTATCCCGCTCGACAGCGTGTTCACCTCCCGGCCCGTGAAGACCATCGTTTCCCGCATCCGGGCCAGTTCCCCGTCGAACGCCGCGACCATCGACACCGAAGAGCCCATCTGAGCCTCAAGCGCCTGAAGCTGCTCCTGCATCGTTCCAATATCCGCCATCGTCCTGATCCTTCCTCACATCGGGAAACGCCGCGGCAAGCTCGGCCAACCGCGCGCGTGTCAGGGGCGGGATCATCTGTTCCCGCCCCAGCATCATCCGCAATTCGACCGGCGTCAGCCGCCAGAAGACCGCCGGCTCCAATCCCAGCCGGTGTAGGCCCGCCTGCATCAGGCCAGGCCAGTCGATACCGTTCATGGCTCGCCCGGCAGCGAGAAAGCCCGCGTCAGTAGTTCTGCCGCTGCCCGTGCCGCCTCGACCGGCCCGCCACCAATCTCGACCGTGCGCAGATCGGCGGCGGTGCCTTGCCAGCCGCCGCCGCGCAGACCTGCGACGATCAAGGCCAGCACATCGCGGGTGCTGAACCGGCGACCTTCGAACCGCTCGACCAGACCGATCAGCGTCTCCGTCTCCAGCGCATCTTCAAGCTCCGCCAAGGCACCCAGCGTCAGTTTCGCCACATGGCGCTGGCCGTCCAGCCAGATCGCCACCTCGCCCGTCCAAGGGTTCGCCATCACAGCGCCGTGAAGGTCAGCGCCCCGGCCGACGACATCGACAGATCATAGGTCGCCTCGTCGTTGTGGCTGCCAGAATATTCGATCGACGTGATCTGGAACGGCCCCTCGATTACCCCGAAGCTGGGGATCACCACTTGGAAATCCGGTATCTCGCCGTTGAAGAACACCTGGCGGGCGCGCTCGTCGGTGTTCTCGTCGCGAAACACGCCGGACCCCGAGATTGCCGCCGACTTCACCCCTGCCCCGGCCAGAAGCTCGCGCCAGCCGCCTTGGCTTTCGAGGCTGGTGACATCCACCGATTCCGTGTTGAAGCTGATCCGCGTCGCCCGCAGGCCGGCGATGGTGACGAACTGGCCGTCCCCCGTCTGGTCGATCTTGATCAGCAAATCCTTGCCGCTTTGCACAGCCATGTCAGTTCTCCGTGTGAATGGGGTTCAGAGGCGTCAAAGTTGAACGCGCGCCCGGAAGGTCAGGTCGATCCGGCGGGTCTCGCCCTCTTCGATCCGGCGCGCCGAGGCACGCAGGAAGAACAGGCTGACAAGTTGCCCCCTAACCAGGGTAAGGGCAGCACCGATCAAAGCGTCCGAGATGTCGGCGGCGATGGTCTTGATAGACAAGAACCCGGTCGCATCGGTGATCACGCTGATCACCATCTGATGCTCGGCACCCGCGCCCGATTTGTCGGACTGATCGCGCGCCTCTTCCGGCCCGATCAGGATGAAGGTTCCGGTCGCGTTCGACGGCACCGCGTCATAGGTCGCGACCCCCGCCAGCGCCGGATAGGCGGTCAGATGCTGAAAGACCGCCTGCTGCAGACCTGGTGCTGCTCCATAACTCATTTCGGCACCTCCTCGCGGGCAAAGCAGGTCAGAAAGCGACCCCCTGGGTCACGCTCGGTCACCGCCTGGATCAGGAACAGCCGCGTGCCCTCGCGAAAGCGCTGCCCCGCCTTCGGGCGCGATGGTGCCGCAACATTGGCCCCCCGAACCGTCACCCGGTAGGGCACCGCCGACAGCATGCGTTCTTCGCCCAAAGTGTCATTGCCGGACCCCGGCAAGACCTCGGCCCAAAGCGTGCCCAGCGCGCTCCAGACTTCGGAAAAGCCGCCGGCGCCATCCGGAGTGCGCACGACCGCCTCCAGCTCCAGCGCCCGGTTCAGATGGGGCGCGTTCATGACCGCCCCCCGCCCAGAATGCGCACCGTCCGCCAGCGCTCGATCAGCGCAACCACGCCAAACGGCAGCCCAGCCGTTTGCGCGCCATCGTCATGGCGCTGCTCATAGTATTCCCCGGCTAACAGCAGCACCGCCTGCCGCAGGTCGACCGGGACATCCATCCAGACCGCGCCGAAACCGGCATCGAACACCACCTTCACCAACCCCTCGCTGGGGATCACCGGCAAGGCCGAACCCCTGCCAGCCAGCCTTGGCCGGTGCAGATCCGGGATCAACCGATAGGCCGTCGCAGGCACCGCCACTTCGGCCTCGGCCGCATCAACCAGCGTCACGCTCTCGATCCCTGTCACCGGAGCGATCGGCAGCGCCTGCTCGGCCCCGTCGCGCCAGCACTCCAGCACCCATAGGAACCGGCGCTGAAACAGCATCTTGCCGATCCGCCCCTCGATCGCCGCCATCGCTGCACGCAGGTAAGTCTCGATCAGCCCGTCCTGCAGCCCGTCATCGGCAAAGCCGCTGCCCAGCCGCAGGTGATCCTTCATCTCTTCCACCGGCAGGGCCAGTGGCGGCACCGGGGTCTCTTCGGTCAACATCATGATCAGATCTCCGCCCGCGACCGGGCCTCAGGGGAAATTGCAGGCGCGGAATGGCCCGGCCCCAGGGGTTGGGACCGGGCCAAAGGCTTACGAGACGGCGATCTTCAAGAGCTTGATCGCCGCATAGTCAGTGATGTCGCCACCCACGCGCTTGTTGGCATAAAAGAGGACGTTGGGCTTGGCCGAGAACGGGTCGCGCAGGATGCGCAGGTCCGGGCGTTCGGCGATGGTATAGGCCGACCGGAAGTCACCGAACGCGATCGCATGGGCGTTGGCCGCGATGTCAGGCATGTCCTCGCTGACCAGCACCGGATAGCCCATCAGGCGCGCCGGTTCGTTCGCCGCCAGACCGTCCGACCACAGGAAGCGACCATCAGCATCCTTCATCTTGCGCACCGCGCCCACGGTCTTCGAATTCATCACGAAGGTGCCGTTGGCCCTGTAATCCGCACCCAGCGCATAGACCAGGTTGATGATGCAATCAGCCGGGTTCACCGCGGCAAAGTCCGCCGCAGCACCGGTCGGAATGTATCCGATCTGACCCCAGACCCACGAGGCATTTGCAACCTTGGCCGGCAGCAGAATGCCCTTGGGCTTGTCCACGCCATCGCCGTTGATAAAGGCCGCAGCCTCGGCCCGAATGAACCGGGTCGCAATCTTCTCGGCCAGCCAGCCTTCGACGTCAAAGGCACTGTCGTCCAGCAGACGCTGGCTGGCCTTCGGCATCGCTGCCAGTTCGTGCAGCTTGATCGAGATGCGTTCGATCGTCGGCGTCGAGGTTTCGGTGGTGGCCGCAACTTCCGTGGCCCAGCCCGAACCCACTTCCGTCCGGTCAACCAGCACATCAAACGAGGTCGCTTCGATCTGCACCACATTCGCGGCCGACCGCAGCGATGACGTCGCATCAAGCATCGACCGGATGCGGTCCGCCGTTTGCGGATCGACCAGATAGCCACCATCGGCGGCCACGGCGGTCGACATCGCCTTGCCTTCCAAAGTCAGACCGCGCAGGCCATCATCATCGCCCGACCGCAGATAGGCGTTGAACGCCTTCTGATGCGGGGCTTCGGTTTCCGCGCGGGCCGAAAGTGCCGGGCGGCCATAGGTCATCATCTTTGCGTTCAGCATGGTCAGTCGCTCTTCCTGATGTTTCAAGGTGGATTTCACGTCGTCCTGAAAGCGATTGAATTCGCTCAGGAAACCGGTCATGGCCGCTTTCGCCTCGGCAGCCGGCGTTTGGGCGGGGGATAAACCTTCCCCGGCCCGAGACTTGGTCTCGGTCATCGTAATCATTCCTCTGCTGCTATTAGGACACCGCGCTAAAGCCCGGCCAAACTCCGGCGCGCGTCCTCGAAGACCGCCGCCATGTCGCGCCAGTTGCTGTCCAGGGCTTCCGCCTTGGCCGCAACCCGCGCCTCGGGAAGCATCGGGAATGTCACCAGCGACACCTCCCAAAGCTCCAGTTCCGACAACAGGCGATAGCCCTTGCCGTCACGCTCCGCCTTGACTGTCCGGTAGCCGATCGACAATCCATCAATCGCTCCGGCAGCAAGCAAAGCCGCAGCCTCCCGGCCCTTCTCCACCTCGGTCAGGATGCGCCCCTTGACCCAAAGGCCGGTGGCATCCTCGTGCACCTCGTCCCAGACGCCGATCGGCTGGCCCGGATCATGCTGCCACAGCATCTTGACCCGTCCCCCCCTCGCCCCCAGCCGCTTCAGGCTGGCCGCATAGGCACCCTTCTGGACGATGTCCCCGCCCTGATCAGCCTTGCCGAACAGCGAGGCATAGCCCGCCACCACATGGCCCTCGGTCACCACCAGCGCCGTCTCCGGCTGGTGAAACTTGCGCTCGGGTGCGCCCCAATCCTGCATATTGCGGTCTTCGCTCATCGCCTTACCTCATCGCCGCTTGAATGACCGTCTCGGCCATCTGTGCCATCAGGAACGCCGCCACACCGTAGACGCCGATCCAGATCCGTTTCTCCAACCGCTCCAACGTGGCCTCGATCAGCCCCAGCCGGTATTCCAGGCCCGACCAGCGCTCTTCGGCCACCCGCTCGTTCGCCTCGATCCGGGCGGCGGCTGCGTCGAAGCTTTCATAGACATACCGCGATCCGCCTTCGCTGCGCCGTGTCGTCATTCGCCCTCCGCCAGCTTCGGCAGGCCCAGCAGCAGGCGCTTTTCGGCCATCGTCAGGAATTCCGCCGCCCCCACTCGCGCCCATTGCTGGTCGCGCTCGCCAGCCAGCGCCGGCACCTGGTCAAGGTCCGGCCGCAACTCGACCGCACCGCCCCCAAAGGTCGACAGCCAATACGACAGATCGGCCAG